AATGCAAACATGTGATCAACAGCTAAATCTTGTTCAAACACGCCGTCCACATTCAGATATGCGCGCTCATGCCATTGTTGCGTTGTCAGGTCATAAACAAGCGTTGTCTCTAGCCCGCCGCCAGTCAGGCAATAGAATATATGGCCCTCTTGCTGGTAAGCCCATGCCCGCATATTGGCCTTGTCTGTGGCCTTTGCTATGGCGTATTCAATCGCATTCGTTGAAATCTTACTAGGGTTAAAGCTTTGCGTGCTGTAAACGCTGCCGTTGCCATATCTGTCTTGTCCAACAAAAATCATCGCGTTAGCAATTGATACGGCTGTGTAGGGTGAAAGCGTTCCGACATCCATAGCGCCGGAAATGCGCCTAAAGGGAAAATCACTGGCCCCTGTGTTTGACCAGATTTCAGTTGTGCGGCTTCCAATCAAGAACACCTGCCCCAAAGAGTTTACGCAGCGCACCAGTTTATCTGGGTTGCTTTCAGCCGTGGCAAAGTCTAGCGCGGCCCATGAAGAACCTTCATTAAGGTCCGATATATAAAAGCGCCCCGTGCCGTTCTGGTTTACCATGAAGTAACCATCGACGTTTTCAACCGTTCCAACGCTTGCCGGAAGGTCTGGGTCTGTCACCTTGGCAAAGGCATTCGTGGCATAATTCAGCGTATAAAGCTTTTGACCATCGCAAATTGCAAGCTGAGATAGGTTTTCAGCCATTGTTACAATGCCGGATGATTCATCTAAGCTACCAAGGGCTGTGGCTGTGCCGTTTGATGTAACCTCATAGATACTAGCGGCAGATACCACAAAGGCGCGTCCGTTGCTGGATGAAAAACACCCGCGAACCGGGCCGGGGCCACATGTGGCAAATAAGCTTTTACCGGGTGCGCCGTAAAGGGCTGCAACTTCTTTGCCCTGTTCATCGAATACTGGAAACAGGTTGATCGTGCGCTGTGCGTCGAATGGGAGCGAGCGCATTTCATAGGATGGACCGACCAATCCCACTTTCATTATGCAACCCAGCCGCTATAGATGTTGCCCTCGTAACCAAGGCCGCTTTCCCATTGCATCGTTCTGGCTGCCATAATTGAATGCTTGATTTCGCCCTTGCTTTCACGGGCAATGCGCTCAACTTCTGGCGGCACTGTCACGCCATATTCAGCGCAAAGCTCAAGCGCTAGGTTATGAATGAGCATCCTGCGCCAGCCGGGGGCGAGGTCAACTGTCTGACTAAGCGTAAATGTTGAAAGCTGCTTTTCTGATAGCAAGAACAGCGTATAAACACCCGTGGGGGCCGGATATAGCTTGATCGTTGCCAGCGGATAGGCATTCGTATAATTCAGAAAGGCCGGAATCGCGCCAACTGTTTTCAGCGGGATTGTTGCATAGTTTTCATCCGATGCAATCTCAAGGCTATAGTCGATATTTCCATCTCGGACATACGCAGAAACAATCTTAATCGGCCTGACGGTGTTGAAATTACCGCCAGAGCCAATCGTGTAATCAGTGGCGCTTGTCAGTGTGAAGCTTTCAAGAACGCGGGCCGGAATCACCATGCTATCATTAGAAAAGCTTGCCAGCATATCATTGAACGCCTCAAGCGCATCGTTAGCCTCATCCGAGGACGGCACTTCTGTTTTTGTCAGAATGCCGCCCTTACGCATAGCAGATTTAATGATTCCTAACGCTGTTCCCATAGATTCTATAATCCTTTGTCTGGGTCGCTTGCTTTCTTCTGTCGCTTGCTGGTTTTTGTCAAATCAGAAACCGGGTCTTGAGAAACGGCAGGCTCTAACGCCTGAACCGTTCTCAATAAACCCTCTTGTTCCCAGCCGTCTGCCAAAAGCGCGTTAATGATGGATGAATCATCACCCACGTATTTAACGCCATCGCCTTTAGTGAACTTCGCCATCCCTAGGAAATCTTTCTAAAGACCATGTAGGACCGCAGCGCTACCGTGGTAGCTGTTGCATCGGAAGCGTTTTGCGCTACCTGCACTTGCAGCGTACCAGGAGCACCGATTACAACAACGCCGCGAGCGTTGACCGCAACGTATGCGGTTGTTGCCGCAATCAAAGAGGCTGCATCTGTGGTTGTGGTGAATGTGGTGTTTGCAATCGCCGCCGCTGACAAGCCCTGCACTGACGCGCTGATGGCTGTAACCATGCCCGCTGTGCTTTGCTTGAGAGCCGCTTTAACACCGCCAGAAGCTCCGGCAGTTGTAATCAAGCGAATTTCAAACTCGTATGTACCCGGTAGCAATCTTTCAGTTACCAAGCCCGCCACGTTTACCAGTGTTGTGCTTGTGGTTACTGAAGCCGCCGTGGTGCAGATCGCTACGTCACCGATGGCCGCATTTACTTCCCTGCGAACATCGGCGGATACCGCGCCTTCAAATTTCATTGCATTTGCTGTCATTTTTAGTTCCTTTTCAAAATTGATTAATTTACGTCAGTCCAGATTCCGTTGCCGCCAGAAACTTGCGCCCAGCGGTCTGCACCGATGGCCTCAAGAGTGATAGCGCCGCCGATGTCAGTGCAACGAATTGCATCGCCCGCAGATGGTGCGAGCGTAACAACAGCCGTGGTTCCGTTAGTTGTGGATACAGAGCTGATTGTGTCGGTTCCGTCGGCAGGGTTAACATCAAAGTCATCCGCTGTTCCGCAGACAAACGTCAATTGACAACCAAGGGCAACTGATGCCTCTGGCAGGGTCATAACGTCTGCGCTGTTTGAAACAAAGGTTGCGCCGCACTGAGTGACTGGAATCGCCGCTGTTGTTGAAGCAATTTGCTCTTGCCTAAAACCATAAAGCTGGTCGCCGCCGTCGCCAATGACATCGCCTGTTACTGTAGCATTGATAAACGCAATGTCTTTAACAGCGCCCAAACCTTGAATTTTAGTGGCCGAAATCAACTGAGCGTCTTTTGTTGTAGTTCTGTAAATCGGGAAATAGTCGGTTGAAACTACGGTTCCTTCGCTGCTTAAAATGGTCACACTGTAAGGCGCAGCGCTGTTGTTTCCGTCTGGAAATGTCTCGGTCGATAGATTGTAACCCGCATACGCAAGCGCTGGGATCAGCACAATCATGGCCGTATAAACTAGAAATTTTCTCATCTTTAAACCCTTTATATCTGTGAAGAAATGAGGGCGGCGATGAGGCCGCCCCCACTATATTATCTAGGACGTGATGCGAACCGCCCACTCAGGACGTACCGCAGCGATACCGCCGAGGAAGTCCAAGCGCATGATCAACTTGTCAGTTAGCACATCGTAGTCACGAATGACGCGGATGGTGAAACCGCCAGAGGTTTTCTGAGCTGCCATGTCTGTGCCTGATGGCGTAATAAGGGGAACAGAAACCATGCGGAAAGCTGACTTGTGGTAAGCCAGATTCTGCACCAGAGCTGAAGAGGCTCCGCCTACAGGTGTGATAGCAGCGCCATCAACCGGGAAGGCTGTGATGTTCTGCAAGCCGCCTGAAGCCGATGTGTAGAATGGCTCTGTCAGTGTCAGTGTCGCAAAACCTGAGCCGTCTGCTGTGGCGTCAGCCGCAACAGTCCACTGCTTCAGGTAACCAAGATCAGCCTTTGTAATCGGGTGAACAGCATTAACGCTGCCGATAGTAAAGACTGTGCCTTTTGTGACAGTTCCGGTTGTGGCTGTAAGGGCTTCAACGACCAGAGTCGCTTGGCCTTCTGTGGCTACAGTTGTACGCACTTCAAACACAACGTCATTGCCGTTGGTGTGGATTGGCAACAGGTTGTTTGACAAGAAATCAAAGCCCATTGCTGTGCCCATGCGTCCTTTTACGTACTGCTGGGCAACCTTCACGTCGGCATTGAACAAGCCTTTGTTTGAATTAACCGCAGAACGCTGGCCCGCTGGGTTAAGCAGAACATAACGGTTGTCAAGGTCTGGGCAGGCGAATTCATCAATTTTCTGATTGGCGGACAGAATTGTGTCCATATCAAAAACTGTTGCTCCGGCTGTACCTACGGTGTTGCTTGTCGCATCCGAGGCTTTTTCAAGGAATGAAGCCTCGATTTTTTGCGCCATTTCAGACATTGCAGGGTCAAGAATACGCTTGGCCCATGACTTCAGGTTCGCTTCTGTAGCAATCTCAAGCGATGTCAAAGCAATACCAGTTACGCGGCGCTCATTAAGCGTCAGTGCAACTTTCTCTTCTTTAACGTCTTGAATCGCAGAAGTGATGTCGGCGTTTGTGCCAGAAATAAAGCGGGCATTTTTGCTGATGAAGATTGTATCGCCAGCATTGTATCCGTTTTTACCGTCATAGTCGCTTTCATCGGCTTTGTCGATTGTTTTGCAGAATTGCACCTTGTCTTCAAGCATTTTTGCAGCGAGTGCCGCAACAACGCCCGGTGCGTTCTTTAAGGTATTAAATGTATTTGCCATTGTTTGTTTTCCTAATTGTTAAGCCACTTCATAAGCTCATCTGGGCTTTTTTGGTGAAGCGGTTTTCCTGTTGATTTCCCGTTGCCTCTCAGACCATCCAAGGGCTTGGGCGGTTGTTTCTGTAATTGCGAGCTTGTAGCAAGATACTGCAAGCCACGCTGTTGAGCCTGAACCAGTTCAGCGGCGGCTATATACGGATTCATGTAATATAAATCCTGCAGCCTGCCCTCTTTGGCGAGTGCGAATGCGGCGGCCGGGGCATTATCGATCTCATAAAAGAGATTCTGAATATGCTCTGGCATTTGCTCAATAACCGGGAGCGCCTGCGAAAAAACCTGCTTTGCTTCGGCGTTGGTAGTTACCAATTCCGAGATTGATGCCTCAATGTGCTGGTCTTGCTGCGCTCTGATTTGAGCCTGCTGCTGTTGTAACTCAGTGAGTTGCTGATTTTGGTTTTGCTCTGCAAATCTCTTGTCCAGCTCATAAGCGTTTTCAGCCTTGACGTAATCAAGAACGCTTTCAAACTGTTCCATCTGTGGCGGCGGTTTAGGCGCACCACTTGAGGCTTTGAACTTCTGCATTTGATCTTCAAGGGCACGATTTCTGGCTCTCAGGTTTTCGATGTAACGGTTTTTCTTATTGAGCGCCTTTTTAATCGTCTTCATTTCTTTGTCGATACCGTCATCCTGAACGCCATCATCTTCGGCGTCAGTCTCGACTTCGGTTTCTTCAACTTCGGAAACGTCCGTGTTTTCATCAGCGGCATCCTGCACCGGGACATCTTTTGTCTCGATTTCTTGACCAGTGACTTCATTTTCTAATTGCATAGTTTTCCCCTGCTAGTAACCGCTTGATTGCGGTATGACGTTGAATGGCTGCTGCTGTGCATTGGCCATTGCGCTAACGAGCGCTTCACTTTCCTTCAAATCAAGTTCACGGGCTTTCAGGGCCAGTTCTGCTTGTTTAATTTCGTAATCCATATTGATTTTTTGCTGTTCAAGTTGCAGCTTCGATGCTTCAATCTGAGCCTTGACGGCTGTATCCTGTGCCTTGACTTGCGTTTCGGCCTGTTTGGATTGTAATTCCTGCTGCATGGCGGCAAGCGCGGCTTTAAGCTGCTCGTTTTCCTGCGATATAGCGGCAACCGCTGGGTCTTGCTGGTCTTCCAGTAACTTCGGCGGGATCAGGCGCTTCATACGCTCAGACAAAGCCTGCGCGCCGGGGAAATCCATGTATTTGAATAACAGATCGCCCGCAACCTCTATCAATTGTGGTTGTGATTGGATGACTTGCTGGAAGAAATTGGCGGCCTCTTCACGCATTGTGGCAAAGCTGGCCCCGGTTGTGACGCGAACGCTGTATTTACCGTTTGCTAGGAAATATGACTGCTCTTGCTCAGGGGCTAACGCGCCGTTAAGACCGACAAGCTCGTTTTCCTCTTCCATGCCAACGATGCGTTCAATACGCGGCTCGACATAAATCTGCGGAATCGCGCAAACCAGAATGCGGCCTACATGCGTGATCGATCGGACTAGATTATCGCCATAATGGTAAACCGCTCTATCGCCTTCCATCTTGCGCTGCTGAATCGCAACGCCGGAAGTTTCGTTTCCGCGCTGGCCGATAAAGGCGTTATACAAGCCCATGGTGGATTTGATGTCTTGCGCTGCGGTCTGCATGGCATTGACAATGCCTGTAGGGATTTGCGGCCCTGGATTCATTTGCGGCGGCGGCGCTAAGTTGCCCTTGGCGTCTGTCTGATCATAACGCAGGACGATTGCGTCATCAGGGTTTTTGTAATCAGCGGCGTAATTCTCAGTGGTTCCGCCAACGGCTATGATTGTGGCCTTAGGAGCCTTCATAAGCAATTCGGCTTCCATAGACGCCAGATAATTATAACGGCGCTGGGAATCCTTAGACTTGCGAATCAGGCTGAAGATATGGCGCTCGCCATCAATCCATGCCTCTTCACCGTATACAGGCACAACCGGGATATATTCGCCAGGGAACGTGGTTTCTTCAAGCACGTCTTCGCCGCTTAACAGATAACGGCGAACAATGCGGCCATCTTCGGTCTCTTCGATCTTGAAATATTCGCAAATGATTAAATAATCGTCTTTATCGCTATCGTCTTCAAACGAGATTGGATTAAAACTGGGAAATCTGCGGGCAAATTCTTTCTTAGAGATTTCCTCAAGAACAAATGCAAACATAGCGTCTGAGCCGTCAGGCTCTACGCTTTCAGGGTCAATATAGATTGAGAACTGATTCATGACGCGCTGGATGTATAATTCCTGCTCGCCCGTTTGTTTGTTTTTTACCCGGTGATCAACCCGAATAAACCCGATAGATGATTTAATCGCGCAATTGACCGCGTTGTCATACGATGAATCAGCGTTGCTGTTCTGCTCAATATCACGGATTAGACCCTGATAGATTTCAGCCGTTTCAATGTCTGCACCGCCAGAATGCGGGATGACGTTGATGGTCGGCGTATTCATGCGAATGTCGTTTGAGACCTGATTGACGAACTGCGTAAGCTGGTCAATTGTCAGAACGGGGCGGTTTTTCTTTTTGCGGCGCTCATAGTCGCGGGCATCCCACTGCGCGGCGGGATCGTCTGATAGGAAATATAAATCATCTTTGCCAGCAGAATAGACGCGATCCCAAATTTCTCTGGCTTTTTCGGCGCTGTTCTGGGCTTCCGTGATAATTTCGGACAATTAATAAACCACAATGGCGAGCGACTGGCCCGAACGGGCATGGTTTACAATCGGCATAGACCGAAGGTACGGCTATTATAAGCTTTACTCTACGTCAGTGTCAATAGGTTTTGTGTTATCCCAAGCAACAACAAAAACCTCTCCTGATTCCGTGTTATTATAAATCGCTCGTGTGCGGCTGGCATCGTCATGCAGCGTTAGCCTGTCATCTTGCCAGATTAAGCCTGCTGCTGCGACTTTTTCTTGCAAAGCCGAAAGCGCCGCTTGTTTCGCGACTTGACTCATTGCTTGCCCCCCTTGGGTATATTAATTACAACGCACCATCCATCACCGCAATATGCGCCGTGATATGCTATCTGTTCATCCATTTGCAAGCGCCCTTTTTCGTCTATCATCAACAGCGGCCCAAACTAATGCAGCGTATTCCTTAGCGTGTTGTCTATTGCTTCTAAGCCACTCTTGAGCCTTGCCAAAATCCATAGTCTGTCCCGATATTTTAGAAACAGCAACTGCACATTCTGCGGCGGTTGGTAAATGCAAATGCCCGTCTTTGCACCAGCGCCAATCATTAGCCCCGGCAAACCGCTGTCCAAGCGTTGCATCGGATAAAAGCGTGAATCTTCCTACCTGCTCATCCATGATCCGTATCCATCTTCATGTGCGAATGGGTCTTCAATCTTAATCAATCCCGCCTTGTTCATACTCGCCGCCCTTGCCGCTGCTCTGGCTGCATCCGCTGCATGGGATGTCCAGTCATGGCGTGGCTT